CCCTTGCGTACATTTGGCCGAAATTAGGAGTTTGAAAATGGGCCGCGGTCGCAAGCCCACGCCGAAGCCGATTCTTCAGATCCGCGGCTCGCGGATTCGCGGGCCGCACAAATCTGGCATCGACGCGCCGCCAGGAATCCCGCCGGCCCCGGCGTGGCTTGGTGAAATCGCTCGCGAAGAGTGGGACAGAATTGTGCCGATGCTTGAGGCGTCGAAGGTGATGAGCCCGCGACACCAGCAGACGCTCGCCGCCTACTGCGATTCGTTGGCCGACATGGTGGAGGCAGACCGCGAACTCAAGGCCAACGGTGCCACGTCAATGGACGACAAGGGTAGGGTTTCCAATCATCCGGCGTGGACTCGGAAGCGAGACGCCCGCAATCAGATGCTGAAGTTTGCCGCCGAGTTTGGCCTCACGGCATCGGCACTTGCGAGGGTCACGGCCGTTGAGCAGACGCAAGAAGCAGATGACGAAGACCGCCGCATGTTCGGTTAAGAAGCCGTGCGGCGATTGTGCCTCGTGCTTGGCGGTGCGGTTCTTTGAGAAGCACCTGACGCACGCCAAGGGCGAGCTCGGCGGCAAGCCGTTCCTGCTGGAGCCGTGGCAGCGTAACTACATCCGGGCCCTGTTCGCCCAGGACGGCGAGCGTCGCCGTGTGCGGACAAGCCTGTTGGCGATCCCCCGCAAGAACGGCAAGAGCACGCTGGCCGCCGGTATAGCCTTGCGGTGCCTGCTCGAGGACGAGCCGGGAGCCGAGGTCTATTCATGTGCCGCGTCTCGGGATCAAGCTCGCCTCGTCTTCGATACCGCGAGGATCGCAGTCGAGCAGTCGCCGGTGCTGTCGCAGAAACTGCGGGTCTACCGCAATGCCATCGTGCGAGAGAGCACCCACGCCACCTACAAGTCGCTGTCCGCCGAAGCGGGTTTGCAGCACGGGCTTTCGCCGCATGCCGTGGTGTTTGACGAGCTCCACGTCAGCACCCGCGAGATGTGGGAAGTCATGCTGTCGGGCCAGGGGGCGCGACGCAACCCGCTGACGGTGGCGTTGACCACGGCCGGGTATGACCGCAAGAGCGTGTGTTGGGAAGTGTGGAAGTACGCCGAGGCGGTCGCCAGCGGTGCCATCAAAGACCCGTCATTCCTGCCGATGATCTTTGCGGCCGATGCGGCGGCCGATTGGAAAAGCGAAAAGGTTTGGGCCAAGGCAAACCCAAACCTCGGCGTCTCGGTGAAGCTCGACTTCCTGCGGAGCGAGTGTGCCCGTGCCGTCGAGATGCCCACCTACGAGAACACGTTCCGGCAGCTGTACCTCAATCAGTGGACGGAGCAAGACCAGCGGTGGCTGCGGATGGATCACTGGGCACAGGGCAACGGTGCCTGCCCGGTAGACCTCGCCGGCCGCGAGTGTTTTGCCGGGCTCGACTTGGCCACGACGTTCGACACCACAGCCCTGGTGCTGCTCTTCCCGTTGGACGACGGCACCTTTTGGATTGAGCCGCACTTCTGGATTCCCAGCGACAACGCCCACCAGCGGGAGCGACGCGACAAGGTTCCGTATTTGACGTGGCAGCGGCAGGGTCACTTGGTCATGACAGACGGCAACGTCACTGACTTTGAGCATGTGCGGCGGGACATCGTCAACCTCGCCAGCAAGTACCGCATCCGAGGCATTGGTCTTGACCCGTGGAACTCGGCGCAACTCGGCCAGCAACTGCAAGGAGATGGCCTTGCCATGTCAGACTTTCGGCAGGGCTACGGCTCGCTGTCAGGGCCCAGCAAGCAGCTGGAGAACTGGGTGGTGGCCGGCAAGCTCAGGCACGGCGGCCATCCCGTGCTGGCGTGGCAGGCGAGCAACGTGGCCATTCAGCAGGACTCAGCAGCCGGCAACATCAAGCCCAGCAAGGCAAAAAGCACGGAACGCATCGACGGCATCGTGAGCCTGGTCATGGCCATCGGCCTGTGGCAGACGGCAACCGCACCGCAACCTGAGCAGTCCTGGGACATCGTCGCAATATGATCGCCGCCAACGAGACGCCCGAAGACAAGTCCTACCGAATCATCGACCTGCGTAACTCGTACAACGGCGACGGGTGGAACGACTCGCCCGCTCGAGGCCCGGCCGGCATCCGCATCACGCCCGAGACGGCCCTTCAGTGCTCAACGGTGCTGGCGTGCGTGCGGCTCATCGCCGAGAACGTCGCGACCGTCCCGCTGCACGTCTATCGGCGGCTGATCGAGGGTGGCAAGGAGCGGGCCCGCGAGCTGCCGCTGTATCGCATCCTGAACCAGCAGCCCAACGGCTGGCTAACGGCCTTTGAATTTCGCGAAATGCTGACGGCTCACTGCCTGCTCTACGGCAACGCCTACGCGGAGATCCGTAGCGGTGCGGCCGGTGCCGTGTCGGAGCTCTGGCCGCTGCACCCGTCACGCATGAAGGTCGAGCAGCTCGAGGACGGCAGCCTGCGGTATTGCTACCGCGAGCAGAACGGTCGCGAGACGATCTACCGGCAAGATCAGATTTTTCATCTGCGGTGGCTGTCCAACGACGGCGTTATGGGCATGCTGCCGATCACGCTTGCGCGTGACGCCATCGCCTTGGCTCAGGCCCTTGAGACGCACGGTGGAGCCTACTTCGGCAACGCCTGCCGGCTGTCGGGGCTTATGGAGAGCGACAACCCCATCACGGTAGAGACGGCCGAGCGGCTGCGTGAGCAGTTTGAGCGGATGCACCGCGGAGCAGACCGCGCTCATCGCACAGCGGTGTTGCCGCAGGGAGTGCACTGGAAAGACGTGCAGAGCACCAACGAGGCGTCGCAGTTTCTGGAGACGAGGGCTTACCAGACGATTGAGATTTGCCGGGCCTATCGCGTCGACCCGTCGTACGTGCAAGACAAGACGAAGGTGGGCTACGCAAGCCAGGAGCAGGCCGCCATTGACCTAGTGCAACAGACGCTGCTGCCGTGGTTCCGCCGCTGGGAGTCAGCGATCACTCGCGACCTGGTCGTGCGGGATGACGTGTACTTCGCCGAGTTTGACACTCGTGGCCTGTTGCGTGGCGACCTGGCGGCCCAGTCTAACTGGCTGCAGACGATGCTGAACACCGGCATTTACTCAATCAACGAGTGCCGCGAGGTTCTGAACATGAACCCGATCGGCCCAGACGGCGACCAGCGGTACATGCAAATGAACCTGACGACGATGCAGGGCATCGCGGCGTCGGCGAGCGTGGGCAACGCGGGCGACCCGATGCCGGCCGACAACCTGCCCGTGTCCTACGTGGACGACCTGCTGGACGGCCCGGACATGCCAAACGACACACCGGTGCGGCCGAGCGGGCCGGCACCTCGAGCAGCCAAGAAATCTTGTTGTCGTGATTGCGGCACCGGAGATGGTGGGTTTAAGAAAGGCAACACGTGCGGCAATGACGGATCAGGCGAAGGAGCATCGCCTGGCAGCGGAGGGTCTGGTGGCAGTAGTGGCGGCTCGTCGTCATCTGGTTCACAAGGTCAAAAAACAAAGACGCAAAAGAAAACAAAGAAAGCGGCTGGCGAGAAACCACACCCAGACCTTGCTGCGCCAAAAAGTAAGCACAACGTGACGTTGCCGGCTTCTAAAAAGAAAATCACGATTGATCAGGCGAGCGAGGCGCTTGATCAAATGGGGTACAAGCTCGGCGGTGCGGCATCAAATTTCGTAAAAGGAACTGGTTACGTTACTAAATACGCAGTCACTGATGGCGACGGCAATTCGGCGTCGTTGTCTTCTGGCGAGTTGCAAGATTTCGTGAAAAGCAACCAGGGGTAGTTTTATGAAACTGGAACGCCGAGACGTACCGCTGCCGCTGACCGTCGAGACGCGAGAGGACGGCAAGCCCGTCATCCGCGGCATGGCAGCCCGCTACAACGTCCGCTCTATGGACTTGGGCAACTTCACCGAAGAGATCCGCCCCGGTGCGTTTGACAAGGTGATGGCGGCCGAGGGCCGAAACGTCGTCGGGCTTTACAACCACGAGCCGAACTACGTGCTGGGCACCGAGCGGGCTGGCACGCTACGGCTGTTGGCCCGCGAAGACGGGCTCGGATACGAGATCGACCCGCCGCAGACGCGGCAGGACGTGATCGAGCTCATTCAGCGTGGCGACGTGTGGGGCTCGTCATTCGCGTTCACGGTCGAGCGTGACGGCGACGAGTGGACGACCGACGAGAACGGTGGGCACCTGCGATACATTCAAGCCATCGGTGGGCTATATGACGTAGGGCCAGTGCTTACGCCCGCCTACCAAGACACGAGCGTGGCCGTTCGCTCGCTGGAAAAGCATCTGCAGACGCACCGACCGGCGCTGACGCTGCCGGCTCTTCGACGGGACGCAAAGACCGAAAAGGCCATTCGTAGGTTTCTCAGGCAGCATGGCCACAAGGTCCGGTGACGTTTGCCCGCACTGCCGCAAGGCACGCCTCGGCGTGTACTCGCTGGCAGAAAAGGGTGGAGTGTGCACGCGGTATCTCCGCTGCCCGCATTGCCGGCAGACGGCAAAGCACGTCGTGAAGTCGTGCGAGATACGCCGCCGCTCGTTGCCTAGTTATGCAACAACCCGCGAGGCGTGAACTGCAAGGGTTCGCAGTGGCGGCCGTAGTGTGCAGGTAGGCAATCACGCCACCCGCACACAGGAGCCACACGCATGGCCGCCCGCGTCAAGGAACTGCTCGACGAACTCGCCTCTGTTCTCGCCGAAATGGGCGCTCTCGAGGACGAGGGTGCGGGCGAAGCTGAGACGGCGATGGAGGGCGACGAGAAGCCGGTCGACGAGGCCGAGCGTTCCAGCGTGGAGGCCGTCGAGGCCCGCCAGGCTCGCTACGACGACCTGCTCGCGAAAGCCGAGCGGATCAAGGCCGCCATCGCCAAGGCCGAGGCCACCGAGGCCCGCAAGGCCGAACTGCTCAAGGTTCTCAACCGTGCCGCCCCAGTGGAGACGACGGAAATGACCAAGCCCCGCATCGAGGCCGTGTCCTACCGCGGCTACAAGCCCGGCGTTTTCGCCTCGCCCGAGGTGGCGCACCGCTGCGGCCAGTGGCTCAAGGCGCTCAACGGCGACGTCCACGCCCGTCAGTGGTGCAGCGACAACCTCGGCATCGAGACTCGTGACCTCGGCGGCCAGGTCAACAGCCTCGGCGGATCACTTGTGTTTTCGGACTTTAGCGATTCGCTCATCAGGTTGGTCGAAACCTTCGGGGTGTCGATGAACCTGGCTCAGCGGGTCACGACGCAGAGCGACACCCTCCTGGTGCCGAAGCGTCTGTCGGGAATTACCGGCTACTGGATCGGCGAGAACACGACCATCACGACCAGCGACCCGACCGCGACGATGGTGCAGCTGGTGCTCAAGAAGCTGGCCGCGTCGACCCGCGTCAGCAACGAGCTCCTGGCCGACAACGCCATCTCGGTGGCGCAGTGGCTGGTGCAGGAATACGGCACGACCATCAGCGGCACCCTCGATGATGCCTTCTTCAACGGCACGGGCACCTCGTCCTACGGCGGCATCCGTGGCCTGGTGCAGATCGACGACGGCACGCATACCGCCTCGGTGGTGTCGGCGGCGAGCGGCAACACGACCGTCGCGACGCTCGACATCGACGACTACCTCAAGGCTCTGGCAGCCCTGCCACGGTATGCCATCGGCACCTCGGCGTGGTATATGCACCCCAGCGTGTATCACAACAGCGTGCAGCGGATGATGCTGTCCAGCGGCACGGTCGGCTCTGGCACTGTTGGGGCGCTGGCCGGTGGCAACACCGCGGCCAACCTTGCCCAAGGCACGCCCAACACGTTCCTCGGCCTGCCGGTCGTGTGGGTGCTGAAGATGACCGCAGCCCCGACCACGGGCACCATCGCGGCCTACGTCGGCGACATCTCGCTCTCGTCGATCATGGCGAACAAGGGCGACATGCAGATTGCCTCGAGCACCGACCGCTACTTCGAAGCGGATCAGACCGCGTGGCGCGTAACGTACCGCTGCGACATCAACCACCACAGCCTCGGCACCACGTCCGAGGCTGGCCCGGTCGTCGCCCTGAAGCTCGCCTGAACCTGACACCCTTCCCTGGAGAAACTGACCCATGAACCATGCAGCCGGTGCCAAGAGTGCGACCAAGGCGGCAGCGAGCGTCGCAGCGAACGCTACGCACTCGCACGAGATTGACACGTCAGGATTCAAGTACGCCAGCATCGACGTGGTCTACAGCCCGTTCACGGCTGCCACGGCGTCCTACGCCAGCGTGCTGAAGATCCAGGAGTCGGACGCCAGCGGCTCGGGCCAGGCTGACGTGAGCGGTCTGTCGGTTACGGCGGGTGCCGGCTCGACCACGGGGGCCAGCGTCGGCGCGATTGCGAGGTTCAACGTCGACCTGCGCGGCCGCAAGCGGTACCTGACGGTCGTGACGAGCCCCGGCAACACGGTGGCCATCGTGAGCAACGCTCGTTTGTCGAAGGCTGAGCAGCACGCTGTGACCGCCAGCGAGGCCGGCGTGAACAACGTCGCCAGCCTCTGACGCTTGACGTTACGACGAGAATAACGCCCACAGCGGGCGGCTGGGTTCGCCCCGGCCGCCCGTTTGGCGTTTACGGAGACACCATGAAAGTCAGAGTCGGCAACGTCGAGCACGAGCTGCGAGTTGAGGCGGCGTTCTCGATGCCACGCCTCACGTTCAGTGACAATTTCTTCTGCGTCATGCAGAGCCTGCTGCCCATCGGTATCCGACCCACAAAGTTCACCGGAGCGTTTTGGGAGCAGTGTCTAGATCGTGTCTTGCTCGACATGATCGACCGCACGGACTGGATTCTGACGATCGACTACGACAGCGTCTTCGAGGCCGACACCGTCCAACGGTTGATGACGTCCGCCATGGTCAGCGGATTCGACGCTGTGGCCCCACTACAGACCAAGCGGGACGAAGGCGTGCCGATGTTTACGCCCGAGGGGCACGACGGCAGTATCGGCCTGGTGCAGCTGCCCAATGAGTGGTTTGAGGCGGTTGTGCAGCCGGTGGACACGGCGCACTTCGGATGCACGCTGATCCGCAGCGAGGCTCTTAAGCGGACACCCACTCCGTGGTTTCTCGGCACGCCGCGGCCCGATGGGCACTGGGGCGACGCGCCAGCCGGAGAAGTGACGCGAACGGACCCGGACATTCATCTTTGGCGGCAGTTCAAGAAAGCCGGCAACACGCTGGGCATCGCTCCGCAGATCGCCATCGGTCACGCTGAGCTCAAGTTCACATGGCCGGGCCGGGATCTGAAGCCCGTCTATCAGACACCATCCGCCTACTGGAACGCTGGCGGCCGTCGCCCAGCGGAAGCCTGGGGATCACAAGAGCACGGAGACGCCAGCAATGCTGCTTGACCACGTCCGCCTGCGATTTCTTCGGCCCCACGGGGCGTATCGCAAGGGCGACATCATCGAATACCCGCGAGGCCCTGCCAAGTCGCTGGTCATCGCCGGGGCGTGCGAAATCGTAGTTGAGGACCGCCAGCTGCTCGAGGTCGCCATGGTAGAGCGGCGCGACGTGGAGACGGCCGACGCCCCGCGGCGTAGAGGGAGGAAGCCCCGATGAGATACCGCAGCCTTGTACGTGCGACCGAGCCCGCTAATAACCCGGTGACGTTGGCCGAGGCAAAAACGCACCTCCGCATCGACAGTTCCGACGACAATGACCTGATCTCCAATCTGGTCACGGCCGCGACCCGCTGGGCAGAGGACTACACCGACCGCACCTTCTGCACGACGCAGTGGACGATGCGGCTCGACTCGTTCTACGGGCCGGTCGGCAGCCCGGTGCAGTTTGGACTCAAGGCCGATGGACACAACATCGAGGGCCGGCAGGGCACGGTGCCCAATCTGGACATCGAGTTGCCTCGCCCACCCATGGTTACGAGTGGCACTGCTACGGCCGTCGCCGTGACCTATACGCCATCGCCTGGAGCCTCTACGGCGACGTTGGACGCCGCGGAGTACCGCGTGGACCGCCAGGCCACCCCAGGCGTGTGTCGCCCGCTATACGGCAAGACGTGGCCCTCGCACCTGGTCGACCAGAACAGCACGACCGTGACGTGGTGGGCAGGCTACTCCGCGACCGGCACGAGCGTACCGGCTCCGGTGAAGGCGGCCATCCTCTTGATCGTGTCGCACCTGTGGAGCAACAGAGACGCGGCGGTCGAGACGGCGTTGACCGAGGTGCCGTTTGGCGTCAAGGCCATGCTCGACACCATCCGCTGGGGGAGCTACCGCTAATGGCTCTCGCCGCCGGGGACATGTGGACGCGCATCACGATTGAGCAGCCAACCAGCACGGCCAATGCCGTAGGCGAGCCGGTGCTGTCGTGGTCTACGTTCGCGACGGTGTGGGCGGCAGTGGATTCGCTGTCGTCGCGCGAGACGGAGCGGTTTGCTGAGACGGTGGGATTTATGACGCATCGGATTCGGATTCGCTACCTGTCGGGGCTCACGTCCGCCATGCGGATCATCTATCGCAATCGGACGCTTGAGATCGGCCAGATCCTCGAGCAAGACCGGCTGTGGTCACAGGAACTCATCTGCACCGAGAAGAGGGATGCGACATGAGCCTGCTCGAAGCTCCCGAAGCGTTCCTGTATCAGCGGCTGGTAAATCGCACGAGCGTCAGTCAATACGTCAGCAGCCGGGTTTTCCCGCTGATCGCCCCGCAAAACACACCCCTGCCGCTGATCGTTTACCAGCGGACGGCCGTTGAGCGGCCGCAATCACTCGCTGGCAACGTCGGCAATCCCGTGGTGACGCTGCAACTGACCACCTACGGAACCAGCTACACCAGCGTGAAAAACATCGCCAGAGCCGTGCGGATAGCAATCGACGGGTGGACGGGCACCACGTCGGGCGTGACGATTCAGCGCACGACGCTTGCCAGCGAGGCTGACGGCGTCGACATGCCAGCGGACGACCAGATGCTGCCGTACTACTCGGTTCAGCAGTCGTTTGAGTTCCGGATCAACGAAACCTTGTCTACGCCGACAACCGTTCCCGGTGCACCGACTATCACCACTGCAGAAGATGGGGAATTCGTCATGTGGACTCCACCGGCGGACGACGGTGGTGCTGCCCTGACAAACTACCGACTCTACATTGACGGGGTTTGGGATGGCGCAAGCTACTCTGGAGATCCTCCACAAACGCAGTCCGTTGACCCTGCCGTTGGTGGCACCGTCGTGCGAGTCTCGGCAATCAACGCCATTGGCGAGGGTCCGCTGTCGGCTGCGGTAACGGTGACGCAATGAGCCGGCCCGTCGGCATGTCGTTTGATTTCCCAGACTTCAATGGACTTGCGGACAAGTTCCGCGAGTTGCCGAAGTCGCTGGCGTCGGCCGCTATTGGTGCCGGCGTAAAGCGTGCCATGAAGCCGGCCGAGCAGGCACTGAAGCAGGCCGTGCCAGTTGGTCCTACCGGCAACCTGAAGCGAGGCGTGGCAACCAAGGCCCAGCGATACCCTAAGACCGGGGCCGCCGTGGCTATTGTCGGGTTTCGCAAGGCCGGCTCGAAGGGGCCGCCCAAAGAAGGCACAACGCGTCGCAACAAAGCGTCCGACAAGACGCAGCACCAGTTCCTGGTGGAGTACGGCAGCAAGCAACGCAGAACAAAGAGCGGCGCAAACCGTGGACGCATGCCAGCCAAGGCACCGATTCAAATGGCGTGGCGGGCTGCCGAGGCGCAGGTCAAAGGACTGCTTACGTCTGAGATGAAAGAAGCCTACGAGCGAGCCTTGAAGCAACTGCCAAAGTTCATGGCCGCCCGAGCCCGCAAGGGTCGGTCGTAACTGCAAGTATTCCCCAGGTCGCCGGTAGTGTGGAAGCAGGGCCAGAGCCCTATCTCACACATACGGAGCGTTGCAGATGGCAACCGATTCGCAGGGCAATACGTTTGTTTTCGCCGGCTCGACCTACACCGTCACCAGCGTCACCGTGACTCCGGGCGGCGACTTGCTGGACCAGTCGCACCTGGGGCAGGCAAGCGGCACAAACCGCATCTACCAGAGCCCAGCCCTCAAGGACGACGAAATCTCCTGCGAAGCGTTTGGCACCTCCGCGGCCGCAGTAGGCGCTGCAGGCGTGCTGTCGTTTGCCAGCGTGACCTACACCGCGACGGTGTCGTCTTCAAGCGTGGCCTACAGCGTCGGTGAGCTCGTCAAGCAGTCGCTCACCTTCAAGGTCAAGAGCTAACGACGGGAGGCCGTCGTGGCGAACGTATCGCAGGGCACGACCGTCACATGGGGTGGCACGTCATTTGGCGAAGTCGTGAGCGTAAGCGTGGACGCCGTACAGGCCGACACGCTCGAGATCACGCCTAAATCCAACAAGACCAAGATCAAGTGGTACTACGCCGCTGATCGAGACAACGGCACCGTTTCAGTGACGTGCCGATCGACAACGAACTACCAGATCGCCAGCGTCGGCTTGACCGCTGCCCTATCTATAGGGTCGCCAGGCGTGTCGTGGTCGTTTCCAGTCGCCATCTACCAGGGCATGGCATGGTCGGCCAGCGTCGGCGAACTGCAGACGTACACCGTCACCTTTAAGCTCGGAGGTTAAATGAGCCTTGCCGACGACATCTTGAACGCCGACCAGTCGCAGTCTCTCAAAGTCACTGTGCCTGAGTGGCGCTGCGACGTGTGGATTCGCACGCTGCCCGTTGGCGACCTGCAGGCGTGGCAGCTGGAATGCCTCCGCAGCAAGGGCGAAGGCGTGGACGACTACATCAGTCGCTACCTTTGCCGATGCCTCGTCGATGCAGACGGCAAGCAGCTGTTCACCAACGATCAACTGAAGAAGCTCTCGGGCAAGGTGTGCAGCAGGCTGTTCAAGTTGGCGCAACAGCACAACGACCTAGACGATGAGGAGATACAGGCACTCGGAAAAAACTAGCAGACCGGCC